AGATGGCCACGATTACCTTTTAGATAATTATGGTGAACCAACAGACTTCTATACTTTATATCACGGTGAACTTGATATTGAAGATGTCACAAGTCAATATAATGTGGTTAATTAAATGAGCGGTAAAGGGAGTAAACAAAGACCTACCGATAAATCAAAGTTTGATGTAAACTATGACAGAATTTTTGGTAAAGAAAAGAATGATAGAGTTGTCAGAACTTTGGCCGAGAACTCAAAAAATAAATCAATGACTCGTAAAGTTGATACATACGAATATGAAACACTTGAAGAATGTATCAAATCAGAACAAGTACCACCAGCTGAAATTGCAGAAATATTTACGGACAAAGAATACTATAAATGGTATGCAAAAAGGAATTTTAAATGATATTAGTTGACCTAAACCAAGTGTTAATATCTAACTTTATGGTGCAAACTAGAGGTGCGCCAGATGTTAAACCAAATAAAGAAATGATTAGACACATGGTGGTCAACTCATTAAGAGGTTTTAATGTAAAGTTTAAGAACAAATACGGCAACATGATTTTATGTGCAGATGCAGGTAATCCATGGCGTAGAGATGCCTTTCCTAATTACAAATATAGCCGTAGAAAAGGTAGAGATGATTCAGCCTTTGATTGGGAAAACATATTTAATATTATAACGGAAATAAAAAATGAAATTAGAGATAACTTCCCATATGCAGTTATGTATATTGAGAGGTGTGAAGCTGATGATATTATCGCTACTTTGGCTAAGTATTATCATCAATCTGAGCCTATAATGATTGTATCAGGCGACAAAGACTTTATACAATTACAAAGATTTACCAATGTTGAACAATATGCACCTATACAGAAAAAGTTTTTAGGTGAAGATATTGTACCAGAACAATTCTTAATGGAACATATTATCAAAGGTGACAGGTCAGACGGTATACCTAATATATTGTCGTCTGATGATGTATTTGTAACAGGTGAAAAACAAAAACCTATTACAAAGAAAAGACTTGAAGAATTTTCAAGTGGCCAAATGGACGCAGAAACAAAAACCAATTTTGAAAGAAATAAGAAGTTGGTGGACTTGATGCAGATACCAGGACTACTAGAAAATGAGATTATAAATAGTTACAGAAACTATAAGTTTAATGACCGTTCTAAGTTATTAACTTATTTTATTGAAAATAAATTGAAGTCTTTAATGGAAAACATTGGTGACTTTTAACATGGAGAAATAATATGGCAGAAGCAAATCCAAACTTAATGTCAAAACAGGCAATGACTACCATGGCTTCCACTAGAGGTTCAGGTAAGTTATTGTTCCACGAAGTATTGACTAAAGTTAATAACGCAAAAGATAAACCTAAAAAGGTAGAAGTGTTAAAACAACACGATACACCAGGTTTAAGAAGAATCATTAAAGGTTCATTCGACCCAAATATCAAATGGGATATACCAGAAGGAACACCTCCTTACATTGCTAATGAGGCACCAGAAGGTACAGAACATAGTTTATTAGAAAATGAAAGTAGAAAATTATGGCATTTTGTAGAAGGTGCAGATAATACACTATCAAAGACTAGAAAAGAAACTATGTTTATTCAGATTTTAGAAGCTTTACACAAAAGCGAAGCTGAAGTGGTCATTCAAATGAAGGATAAAGAACTTCACAGACATTACAAAGGTCTTTCCGCAGCTGTGGTTAAAGAAGCTTTTAACTGGAATGACGATTACAAGACACCCTAAACGAGAATCACTCTCATTTAGAGACCTCCAGGGGGTGGTCAACTATGACGCACCCCCTATTTTTTTCAAAAACCATTGATTTTACACGCTTTTTTTCTTAAAAAAGCGCTTGCCTTTAGACCTCCTATAGTCTATAATATAAATATAAACGATTGAAAAGGAGAGATTATGAAATATTTGATAACTTTAGCAACTATTTTAGGTGCCTTATTTTGGTTCCTTGTTAGTGGTTTTAATACGGCCATGGCTGGCGAAGATTACAACAAAGCCGTTATTGGTCATGTTATAACAAATTCTGATAAAATTGACCATTCAAAGTTGATTGAACAAGAAATGCAAAAATTAGCTTATGTAATGATGTTGCAAATGGCAGACACTTTAGAAAAAACTATGCCATATATCATTGACGATATTACATCAAAACTAAGACAAGAATCTGACCAGTTATATAAGTGTAAATTATTAGAAGACACGAAAATTGCTGATAAAGAATGTTCGAAATAATTGACTATTAACTTTAAAGGAAATAAATGAGAACCGCAAAATCTAAAAAATTCAAAGATGATGTACCTGAAATACCATTTACCTTTGATTTCTATTTGGTGTATTGGGAGGATATTCAATCAGATGCTGGTTGGAAATCGTTGAAAGATATTCAAAGAATGAAACCTGCTATCTGTGTATCAACTGGTTGGTTGGTAAAGAATGATAAAAAGGTTCATGTTTTGATGAGTGACTACAATTATGATGATAATGGCGAACTTGCAGATGGTGGTAACACAACAGTTATACCAACTAAGAATGTCATTAAAAAATTCAAAATTGCAGATTTATAAACAACTATCTATAGGAGATATATATTATGGCGAGTAAAGAAATTGACCGTTATCTAAAGGCACAGATTGAGAATATTCCTGACAAGTTAAGGAAATTTAGGGACAATCAGTTAGAGTCAAAAATGGTGTATTACACCGGTAATTGGGCTAAAGATGTCCAAGACAATCTAACACAAAGACAATCAGAAAAGTTATTCAAAAAGATGGAGAAAATTCGTAATGAAGGAGGACTTGCTTTCTTTCAGAAGCGTATGACCCCCATAAAAATTGGTGATACTGAGTATGACAAAGCAGAAACAATATATGGTTACGAATATATTGTAATGAGGTCAAAACTAATTTCCTCTTATGAAGGAAAGAAGGCTTAATGCTCCTAAGGGATAAAATAAAAATAGTATTTTCTACGCTTGCATTTTGTATAATTATAGCATTTTTTTCTGTAATATATTATAACTTTCAATTGCAAGCTAAAGAAAAACTAGAAACAGTTGAGTCTTTTGAAATTCAGAAACCAGATTTTGAACATGAAAGTCATCAACAATTTTTAGATGCAGTAAATGTGTGTATAGATTACATATACCATACTACAAGTGATGTAATGCCTGTTAATAGAGAACTTTTATTAGCACAGGCGGCTTTAGAGAGTGCATGGGGTACAAGTAGATTTGCATTAGAGGGTAATAATTTATTTGGTATCAGAACATATGATTTAAGAGAACCACATATGTTACCTTGGAAAGATAAACCACAGAAATGGGGTGTTAAAGTTTTTCAACATGAATGTGACTCGGTACAGAACTATATGGATGTCCTAAATAATGGTACTGCTTTTGAAAAATATAGAGAATTAAAATACAATGGTGAAAATGACCCATTTGTTTTAGTTGAAACATTAGAAGCTTATGCTTCAGATAAAAACTACTTCTCTAAAATAAAAAGTATCATTAAAAAAATTAGAGCAGAATATAAGTTAAATTACATTAGGTAGAATCATGTTTACAATATTAATCACTTTTATATCGGCTATTTCTATATCTATTATAGCAGCCGGGTATTCAATCGTAGGTCTGGCTACTTTATTTGCAGGTGCAGTTGTACCTATTATTGCTATGGGTAGTGCATTAGAAGTAGGTAAACTTGTAGCCGCCAGTTGGCTCTATAATAATTGGCGTAATGAACTTGTACCTAAAACTTTAAAAACCTATCTAACATTTGCCGTTATAGTTTTAATCTTTATTACATCTATGGGTATCTTTGGTTTCTTATCAAAGGCACACCTTGACCAAGTGCAACCAACATCATCTAATAATATTAAAATAGAACTATTAGATAAACAAATTAATCAACAACAAATCATTATTGATAGGTCAACTAAAACATTAGACAGTTTAGATAAAGCTTTAGACACATACATTGATATGGAATATGTGACTAGAGGTTTAAAAGAAAGAGAAAAACAAAAAGAAGAACGAGAAACTTTACAAACAGCAATCAATAGTGCAAGTGATAAAATTGGTGAACTGACAGAACAGAAATCAGTATTACAATTAGAACAAGATAAAATTGAAGCTGAAGTAGGTCCAATTAAATATATTGCAGAACTCATTTATGGTGATGAGGCAAAAGACCACTTTGATGAGGCTGTAAGGTGGGTTATTATTATTCTTATCTTTGTATTTGACCCTCTGGCTGTATTACTATTAATAGCGGCCAACATCTCACTTAGAAGTAGAAAAAAAGATAAAGAACAAGTGAAAGAAGATGAAAAAGAACAATTAGAGGTTAAACTACAACGAGAAAAGACCAAAAACGAAAGATTTAGAAAAAGAGAACGAGATTATAAACAATTTGTACAGAAACTAGGTGCAAAAGAGTTATCCGACTTGGATCCTGATGAAATTAAGTTGAAATTAGACCAGATTATGGATTGGAATGAGAAATCTAAACAACCTTAGGCTTGACAAATGAGTAAAAATGATGTAATATTGGTAGATATGATGCACACAGTTGACCTAAAAAGAATCATGGGAGATACACAAACGACAGAACAGAAAATTTTGGCCGTTATAAATGTATGTAAACAATCTACGAGTGATTGGGCTAAGAATTATTGGTTTGATGTATTTGTTAAATTGTGTAAAAAGTATGATAGAATGGACTTATACAATAAACATTTACACTAGGGAGATATATTATGAACATTTTTTATTTGCACCAAGACCCACAAACGGCCGCTAGAATGGCTTGTGACAAGCATACTTCAAAAATGATTGTAGAAAGTTGTCAGATGTTATCAACGGCACACCGTGTACAAGACGGTACAGAATATTATGATAAGACAGCAAATGGTCGTAAGATTAAAAGATGGCGTCACCCTAATCCTAATTTAGAACCAGTTTTATACAAGGCAAGTCATGTAAGACACCCTAGTACAGTATGGGTTATGGACTCAGCCTGGAATTATGTATGGTTATATAATCATATGTTAGAACTA